AAGAAGGACTACCCCCAAATTATTCAGCCATAGATTCAATTTTGTCATCTCTTGGTGTGGCTGTGCCAAGCGTATAACGTCTGGCCATTTCATAGGTTACGCCTAGAGCCTTTTGAAGATCTCCTATTCTTTTATTTTGCTGAGCCATTAATTCATTAATTCGGCTTGCTAAATCTGACATATAACCCCCTTATTTCTACTAAAGGTAGAGAATACGTAAATAAAATAGTTGATTCAATTCTATTTTTAGTAGTAGAATTATGCTACTTAAAATAGAAAAGAGGTTAAGATGCTACCAATCGAAAAAGCTTATGAAATCGTAGGCGGTATTTCTGCCATGGCTCGGCACTTCAATATCACACCTTGGGCAGTATCAAAATGGCGTGAAAAAGTACCAGCTGAACGCTGTGCAAAGATTGAAGAACTTACTAATGGCAAAGTTAAAAAATCCGAATTACGCCCCGATTTGTGGGATTAATTTATCAGTAAAAATCAAAAAGAAAACCATAAAAATAAGGCAAAAATTATGGCAATGAAACAAACCATTATAGAGATGATTGAACAGATACCCGGTGGTAAAAGTGCGGTAGCTGGATTCTTAGGATTTACTGAAAGTGAATTAAATAATCGTCTTTATCAAACAAAGGGCCAACGGTTCAAAAATGAAGAGTTAATCGCTATTCAGCTTGAATATGGTTGCACACAATTTATTGAAGAATTATGCCGTGCCGCTGGTGGACGTTTTGTACCAGATACCTGTGCAGATGATTTAGATGCAGTAGAAATGGCAAATATTCAATTACATGAGTTATCAGCTCGTGGATTGTTATTTGAAGCATTAGAAAGCGCGCTTGCTGATGGTGAGATCACCAGTAGTGAAGAAGATTTGATCCGCAAGTTATTAAATAAACATTTATCTGCAACACAACATTCTATTGAGTGTGTGATTTCACTTAATAAACGGCAATAAAAAACCACGGCGGCCACCGTGGTTAATTACACTCACAAGGAGTTCACAAGATGAATGAATTATTACCGATTAATGATAAAAATGCAAGTGCATTAACAATGAGCAGTCGAGAAATAACAAAACTTGTTAATTCTAGACATAGTGACGTGTGTAAAAGCATTGAAACGCTTATTTCAAAAGGTGTGATTGGGGGGTATCAGCCGAAACCGTACACCCACCCACAGAATGGTCAAATCTACTATGAGTACTTTTTGAATAAGCGCGACACTTATATTTTAGTAGCTCAGTTTTCACCGGAATTTACAGCGGCAGTTATTGACCGTTGGCAAGAGTTAGAAAACCAACAAAATCCGACCGCACTTTTACCGCAGAATTATCTTCAAGCCCTAGAGCAGTTGGTGGCATCAGAGAAAGAGAAACAAGCTTTAGCGTTAGAGAATAAAGCGATGAAACCTAAAGCGGACTTTGTGGATCTTTACGTTGATATTGGCACAACAAAATCATTACGCGAAACGGCAAAAATCTTAAATATGCCAGAGAAAGCGATGATAGCTGCACTAGAGAGAGATAAAGCGTTATATCGTCAATCAGGCAATCTTATTCCATATTCAGACAAACAAAGCCGTGGCTTATTTACAGTAAAAACTGGTACAGCAGAGCACGGTCACAACTTTACACAAACTCGCGTGACATCGAAAGGTATTCAATGGATCGCACAACGTTACGCTTCGGAGTTAATGCTATGAGCAAATTTATCCCTAATTCTTTTCAGATCCCTAATGCTTTTGTAGATGAAGTGATGTTTGCCCTTTCTGGTAACGCTGTAAAAGCCTATTTGTTGGTGGCTCGTAAAACGACTGGTTGGCAGAAAGAGAGTGATTTTATTTCTATTGAGCAATTCAAACAATTCACTGGCATTAACCGAGATAAAACTATCTATGAAATCCTTAAAGAGCTTGAAGAAGTTGGTTTGATTCGTACTGTTAAAACAGCAGGAAGAACGACTGAATTCTATTTAGTGAAAGACCTTCCTAACGTTGAAAATAAACCAGTGGCGAAAAGTGCTACCAGTGGCGAAAAACGCCACCAGTTACAAAAAACGCCACCAGTGGCGAAAAGTGCCACGACACCAGTGGCGGAAAACGCCACCGCCACCCCTGGCGGAAAACGCCACCCTACAAAAACAAATAATAAAACAAATATAAATACCCCCCCTATAGTCCCCCCAGCGGAGCAAGTTGTGTTGGATTATTTGAACGTGGCATTGGCAAATCTTGCTGAAGAACAAGGCGAACGTAAACCAACAGGCTACAAGCTCACTGACAAAACAAAACAAGCGATTGGTGCTCGATTAGCTGAATTCGATTTGGGTGTGTGTAAACGTGTGGTGGATTATCTCGTGTCGAAATGGGGCCGTGATCCGAAAATGGTTGAGTATCTCCGACCAAGTACGATTTTCCGTCCAACAAACTTCGGTGAGTATGTTGTCGGCTCAGAACGTTGGGATAACAAGGGCAGACCAGAAATGCGAGACGGTGCTTGGGTAATGGCTGATGGCACGATGTTAAAACCGAAAGGCAGTGCACCAAACCCGGCAAGCAAAAGCACCGATTGGGCAAAGGGCAGACAAATTCAAATTCGTAATCCGCAAGTGGCGGAAAAACTACGCAAAATGGGGATGTTGAAATGAACATGGCAATCAGACAAGAAAATGGTATTTCAGGGGTTGATTTAAATACTCATGTTTCAGAATTAGTGAATCAGTTATTCAATCGCTTGTGTGCTTACTGCAACCGTTGGCGCTATAACTACCCAACAGACGAAGCATTGGAAGAAGCGAAATTTATTTGGATTGAAGAGCTAGTGAATCATGATGTTTTATCTGTGGATATGTTAGAGCGTGGATTAGCAAGAGTTCGTGCAGCAAGAAATGATTATTTCCCGAACCTGTTTGATTTCATCGAATGGTGCAAAATCCCGATGGATTTACCATCAGAAGAAGAATTAGCACAGCGTTTAGCCAGTTTTCAACGTTATGGCATGGCTGATGTAGATAAATTTAAATTCAATTCTACCGTGGAATATTGGCTTATCACTGATTTGTATTGTCGTTGTCGTAGATACACTTGGTCAGTAGAGCAGTTACGAAAAGAAATTAAACAGGCCTTACGCAATATGGCAGACCGTTTAAAAAATGGTGAAGTATTACCGGAGCCAACAAAACAGTTACCATCGCAAGCAACATCAATGCCAGTTTCAAAAACACGCCAAGCAGAGATTATTGCAAGTATTAAAGGATCGTTGCGGGGGCATTAATGCAAGTATTGTTGTTGACACCATATAAACAATCAGACCTTGGTTTAATGATGTTTAGAATTCCGCGCAATGCTACACAAGTGATGACGAAGAGAATGGTGTTAATGCCAGAACCTACTGAGTTACAACATAAGGAATCTGGTGTAGTTAATTGGCAAGGGGCTATTAGTGAAGAATTTCCACCGTTGGTGGTGGATTTCTTAAAAAATAAGGAAGTGCGGTCAAAATTACTTACAAAAAAAGCGTTGATGAATTTTGTGGCCAGTATTAAGCATTGTCAGTTGAGCGATGGTGAATACTGTCATAAAGAATTAACAATTACTCCGCACTTAGACGGTTTTATTAGAACTTGTTGGCACCACGATACAGAAATGCGCAAGGGAAACTACGATGCAGAAAAAGCAACGTTGGTGGTGGAGCAAAATATAGAGCAAGCAATCATTGCAAAAATCCAAGTGGATTTAAAACATGCTCGCCCTTTAACAGAATCAGATTTAGTGCTGTATTGTTTTAAGAATGGACTTCAACGTTTATTGAGTGATGCGTTATTAAGAAAGGTTTTTAGTGTTAAAAATTACGAACGAGACAATAAAGAAAGTTCTACTCGTTTTGAAGATCCTCTTATTTATCACATGGACCGTTTAGATAAAGCCATTTTAAATTTAAAAGCAGATGATGATCCTCCACTTCAATATATGGCAAGACCAAAGCCACAATATATCCGTTCTGAAAAATGGTTACGTTGGGTAAAAACTCAGCCTTGTGTGTGCTGTGGTAAACAAGCAGATGATCCACATCATTTAATTGGTCATGGTAATGGTGTGATGGGAAGTAAAGCTGATGATTTGGATTGTATTCCGCTTTGCCGAATTCATCACAATGAATTACATCAAAACGTAAAAGCATTTGAAGAAAAGTATGGTTCACAAATAGAGCTTTGGCATAAGTTCTTTTTATACTCCATCAAGATTGGTGCATTAGTGATTGATTAATGGTTTAACAATCAAAAGTGCAGTCTTTTTAAAGTGAGATTTCTATGACAACGATAACACTTGAACTACCATTCCCACCTTCGGTTAATACTTACTGGCGCAGAGTAAATGGGAAAACATTAATTAGCGCGAAAGGACGTGCTTATGCTGCACAAGTTGCGTGGATGACTAGACGCTCAGCAAGATTTCCAGCGGGTATTCGTGCTGCAGTGGTGGTGGAAGCATTTATGCCGGATAGAAGAATGCGTGATTTGGATAATCTTTTTAAATCATTATTAGACGCGTTAGTGAAAGCG